TTTAGCTTCTCAGTTGATTGATGAACTGCATGTCCCAGCACTTGCTTTGAGCCGTACACTTCTGCGACGATAGCTTGCTTCATCTCATTCTCAGTGTAGCCCAGCTCGTCACCGAAGAATCTGCACAACATGTGAAACGCAGAGCGCTGCTCCATAGTCTTGCACTCTTTGTATTCGGATATTGTCACCTTTTTAGGCTTGTCTAGATTAAGACTCTTCAGCTCATTGTAAATGCCGCGCTTAACGCTGTCTAGGTTTGGACCGCTGCGCAAGATAAATGTTTTCATAACTCTCCCCGTAGACGCATTTTCTGCTTAATTCTGCTGCACTTAGCACTTGGTTTGCCTTTGTGGTTTTTGTTGCAGGCCGGGCAAATGCTGCGCTCCACTATCCCAGCGCTTTCGCTTTCGCTGCGCGGTCCAGACCATTTCCCAGTGTTAGTCCTGTTTCCCATATTGTTGCTCATCGTTCCCCCAATCAAACAGAATAAAGCGCTTAAAAAATGGCCCCGAAGGGCCGTTATAATTAGTAAGTGTAAAAGTCCCCGCAAATACCAAGATAACCTCCAGCGGCATCTCGTCTTGAAAGTAATGCCGTAAGATTAATGCAAGGTGTCCATTTTTGGATAGAGGGGATGTATATAACGATATAGTCGGCTGGGATTATATGCTCCTGACCATGTTGGGAAAAGTGTTTAGCTGCTTTTTCTGCGACCTTTAAACCAGCTTTATCGGCTGATGACTCTGTCGCATAAAGCTTGCAAGGTGACTTGGTTTCAGTGAGCCTTTGATTGATCCGGTTTAGCAATTTTGTTGTTATATTCATTTTAGTTCTCTCCGTTGATAAGGTTGGTTGCCCCCGGGAGGGGGCGGTTAGATTAAATTGACTGAATCCGCTGGCGGTCTAAACCTTCGTAGATGCTATCGGTCCAGTCCTTGCCAAGATCACTCGTTGACATAATATATGGGCAGCTTGTATGTTCTTCACCCTCAGCGATCGCCTTTGTCACCCTAAATTGAATTATGCCATTATCAATGCTAGTGATAATGCCCTCGATGTAGCAGTCGTCGCGTGAGACGAAGTCATAAGAGCGAATTTTTTGTCCGATTTGAAAAGTAGTCATGCTGTTTTCTCCGTTGATTTATTAAGTTATGCATACATTGTAAAGCAATGATTTACACGTGTCAATACTTTAATTGTCCTGAAGCTTTCAAACCATATTCGAGCTCATCTGCCCATCTATCAGCCGTCATCATGCTGATGTACGGTACGTAGACAGCGTCTAGCAGCGAGAAGTCTACCGTCCAATCATCATCACTATAGAATCTGCACATCCCCTGTGCTTTAGAAACTTTTACATTCTCTAGACCGAATCTATCTTTAATAGCTTTTGTTATTTGTCTGCCAGTTGTCATTTTGGTTACCCCCTGTCACGTTCATATAAAACAACAGTTGTGTCCCGGTCCTTGTACGATTTCATGCACTTAACGAACTGGTCAAAGTTTTTAAAGTCCTTCATGTCGTAGCTATCATACCAAGCTCGAGTACGTTCATTGAAGTCATGGTATGAGGTTATCATATAGTGCCCTTCACCGTCGCTGTAGAAGTCTAAATCTAACCAGCTGCGTTTATATTTAACTCTTAAAACAATCCTATCTTCAATGTTCATTTTATTTCTCCGTTGATTTATTTAATTTATGTATATATTATAAAGCAACAGTTTACACATGTCAAATTTATTTTTGGTTAGCTCTGGCCCATTTAATGTTTAGATGCTTAATGTAGCCTAACACCTCTGGTGATGGAGCTACAGCAGGGATGCCAGCTTTCTTGGCGGGGAAGTGTCCAAACTTCTTTTTGAACGTGTGTGCTGCCCAACCGTCATTCATACCTTTCTTGCGACAGTATCCAAGCAGCTCTCCCAGCCATCTCTCTTTCTCAGCTGGTGGCACTTTTTTTAGCTTGGCAAGCTTGACATCAACGGTTTCAACGTTTGGCATTTTTGCTGGCTTATGGCCGCACTTTGGACAGATGAAGTGGACCGATATGTGATGGCATGATTCGCAAGCTGTCGGTAATGGTTCATCTTTCTCTTTCTTCTCCCGCTCTTTCTGTTCCTTGTTTTCCACGTCGCCATTGCACAGGTATTCTGGCAGCGGGTCGGTTGGGAAGCCAAGTCGAGAGATGTTGTTGCCATGGTCCAGTATTAAAGCTGGCGTACCGCACGATGATTTACGCAAAACTCGTCCGAGTATCTGAATGTGCAGCATCAGTGATTTGGTTGGTCTTGCATATATTAAGCAGGTCGTTTCCGGAGAGTCCCAGCCTTTAGTTGTGATACCCACGTTGCTTAATATTTTGATGTCACCGTCAGCGTGAGCATTTAATATTTGTTCGCGTTCCTCGGGGTTGGTGTAGGCGTCAATGTGTGCAGCTGATACGCCGTTGGCAATAAATTCGTCTACTATCGCTTCGGAGTGTGCCACGCTCACGGCAAAGCAAACTGTCTGCCTGTTGCCGCCTAGTCTTAGCCAAGTACTGACAACGTCGCCGATTAGCTTCTTTTTGTTGACTTTTTTTTCTAGGTCAGCACCGTTAAAATCTCCCGCTGTTGTTCTTACACCTTTCAGATCAATGGGCGCGCCGTAGGCCTCAAAGTCTGACAGGTAGCCTTTTTCGATTAGCGAGCCAGTTGTCTCCACAACAATTAGGTCATCGTATATCTTGCCAAGACCACGGGTGAACGGTGTAGCGCTCAGGCCAATGTACGGCAGATTGTTCCATGTCTCCGTCATGAATTTGACGAAAGACTTGTAAAGACCGTGAGCCTCATCGACAATAATTAAGTCAGCGTCCGGCTTGTTTCTGCGCTTCATAAATGTTTGCAGACTTGCTATCTGCAACGGCTCGTTATTAACGCGCCAATGGTCGCCCTGTACCACGCCGTGAGGTATGCCATGAAAATCCATTGCCTCGCTGGTCTGGTCGATCAACTGTATCCGGTCCACAATGAAAATAACGCGCTTGCCCTTAACCAGAGCTGACTTGATGATATCAACAGCTATTAAGGTTTTACCGAACCCGGTCGGTGCTTGCAGCATGGGTGTGCGGTGACCCCTCCGAAATGAATCGCGTATCTTAGAAATAGCTATCTCTTGATGCGGACGTAGCTGATAGGTCATTTCTTATCCCCAAACAATTCCAGCACATCAGCGACATCTCTATCAGCACAGTGACTGTGCAAACAATTAAACTGCGGCCATTCCCCCTGCCAAATTGCAACTTCGCCATGGCCCTTGCTTGTGTGCTCGTGCTCCCAAGGACATGTGACAAGATGCTTACCCGGCTCATGACTATCACCAACTAGTAATCCACGACTACTGAATGCGCCGACAATATCCCAGTTCTTAATGTAAGAACCACCTGACTCGCTGGCGCCCTCGACCTTGACCCATGTTTTCTTGACCTGAGCCGGTGTTATCTTGTCCATTGTCGCAATAATGACTGCAGCATCAGTATGGTCCTCTGTGCTTACGCATGACGATTTAGAGCCTGACTTATTATTAATTGTGCCGTACGTCCTAGCTATGCGCGCTGGATTCTTTACAGTAACATCGAAGTCAATTTCATCATCTGTGAAGCGTAACGCCAACGCTTTATAGAAGCCCCTCATCTTGGGCTTAACCTCGATGCTCATTTTAGTGCGATACATCAAGTGACAGCCGTTGCCGCTAAAGCCTACAACTGGTACACCCCAGCCCTCGGCGTCAAGGAACTCAGCAAGCTCCTGAGCTTTTACTACTGCTGCAGCAACTTGCTCGTTGGTTGCGCTGGTGCCTGTTTCGCGTACCGGGTCAAAGTCAAAGAACAACGTACATATCTCTGTGATATCGCTGTCCTTAGTTGTGCGCTCAAAAGGCCTCAGCTCTAAGTTCGTTGCGGGTATACGGCTTGGGTTAATTGTATTGTAGCAGTCCCAGTTATTAGACCTCGCCTGTATTAGCGCAGCTCTCATTGCAGTGTAGTCATCATATACACCAGACCAGATGACTGGGACGCGGTGACCTTCTGGCTTGCGAAGATAGACAGCGCTTGACTTGTCGATACATCGTATCTCTACAGTGCCATTTAAAAGCAATTGTTGAAGATGGTGCTTTTCACGTTTAATCATATATCTCTCCGTTGAATGTGTTGTCATACTAAAGCAGAACTATATTACTGTCAACAAGTGGCGTTGAGTTCTCTTTCCTGAGTCTTTTTTTCAATTGGAAAACAACCGTCACAACCGTCACATGCTAACGCAAACAGCTTAAGGCTGATAGAAGCTCAGGCATAACTCGCCCTACCCATTACAGGAAATGACGAGTTGCTCAACGCAATACAGAATCGGCAGTATTTCGCTCAGACTGACACTGTTTAAGCATGTCAATTGGTGTGACTTTGTATCGGCCTTAAAGCCTCAACACTGTGCCTCACACTCCCCGATTTCTAGTACACGCAAGGGTCACCCCAATATACCTGCTATCCATCAGTAACTCTCAGCACACGCATTATGTGTTACCCGTCTATGCGCTTTTTACACTAGCCGACCGTCAATCTATACCGAGACTAGAAACCTTGTGGGGGCCAAAAAAAAGCCCTCATTGATGGTTGCGCTAAGACGGGAATAATCCCCACAACCGCCAATAAAGGCTTTATATCCTGATAACTTGGTGTCTTAGTCCCAATCAAGATTGATTACGAATATACACGAATTACCGTTAATGTCAAACTGCACACTTATAGGCTATTTGCCTTTTTCAAGCAGCTCTTCAATGTCATAGCGTTTGTCACACAGGTGATACAGCTCAAGCACCCGTGATGGCGGGAACTTGTTAGACAGCCATAATGATACGGCCATGGGTGTTACGTCAAAAGCTTTTGCAATGTCGCGTGGGGCTCCGATTGATCGCAGCGCTTCTTTTTGAATTTCAGTTGTCATGTTTTTTCCCCTGTTAAAATGATGCTGATTATAAAGTACAGCTTGACATGTGTAAAGCATTAGCTTATAATCTGTCTTGTCAATCAACAATAATCAACGGAGAAACAACACAATGAAAGACGAAATAAGATACGAATGGGTGTGTGAATACTGGAGTGACGACAATATTATTGACAACGATTTTGGTGACAAAAAAATTGACGTTTGGCCTGCGAGATGGAATCACATTGAACTGGGTAGCGAATGTACGCCCATTATTAGCGTTAGACGCTACGTTGGCAATGAGGAAGATGGCATCCTTGACATTGGTTATGCTTATCAAGGTGATACCACTTTCGACACTGGCCACAAAATACCAGCCTACCTGTTAAACCAATTAAATTAACCAAACAACAAGGGGAAGTAAAATGGCCTTAAAATTAACGTTAGGACGGGATGATGTATTTATCACTTCGGACGGCATGGTCGCACAGGTAACAAGTATTAGCCGGAAGGCGTCAGGACAGCTTGCTGCGCAAATTTCAATTGTGGCACCTTCAACAACAAAAATTACACGGATAATGTCATCCGACAATGAGGAAGCTGTTAACCGGAAGTTGCGTGAGCTTGAATCTTGGGACAATGCTGACGAAATCTTTTATGGCGTTGATGAGCTAATTCCATAAAACTTGACAGGGCTAAAGTAATGGTTTATCATCTTAGCCATCAATTTATTAATCAACGGAGAACGGCACATGCCACATCACAATAAAGAAAACTGGGATCTACAGGAAGCTAATCTTTTTAACGCGTACCTAAACAGTGACGAAATGAAAGCGTCTCGCTATGACCTTGGCGTAGAGCACTGTGAAAAAGGTATCCAGCCAACCAACCACGACGCCGATTACCTTAACGGTTACGGCGACCAATATGCGCGGGAGCAGTCAGCCAGCGCGGAGGAAGTATAATATGAGTATTGAATTATCTGTCAAGCAGCTCCCAATTGTGCAAGCCAAGCTTGTCGCTCCGAAAGGTCAAACAAACAAATTTGGTGGATACAAGTACCGAAGCTGTGAGGACATTTTGGAATCTGTTAAGCCTTTGCTTTCTAATATAGGTGCGTCCATCAGTGTTAGCGATGACATCGTTATGCTGGGTGACAGGTTCTACGTTAAAGCTACGGCCTGCATTACGTTTGCGGACGGCTCATCATCTTCTGGTGTAGCTTTTGCCAGAGAGCCGCTCAATAAGAAAGGCATGGACGAGGCGCAGATCACTGGGGCGACATCGAGCTATGCACGTAAGTATGCTCTGAACGGTTTGCTTGCTATTGATGACACTAAGGACGCTGACACTAAGGATAACAGGGAGAAGCCGAAGGCTGCTTCGATTAGCGCCAAGGTGTTAGAGGATTTTATGCAGTGCAAGTCAATGGATGAGCTACAGTCACTTTGGTCAGGGCTTGACGATAAGTCTGCATACACTGAAGCCAAGAATGAAGCTAAAGCGAGGTTAGCGTAGTGGCTTTAGATCCCCGGCGAAAAGGCCGCTTAACCGCGTCGAACTTTGGCGCGGCGATAGGCCTTAATCCGTACATGTCTCGGCAAAAACTGTTCAGAACAATCAAAGGCCTTGAACCTAAATTCACGGGTAACGAAATGACTGAGTGGGGAAGCAAACATGAGCTCACAGCAGTCGACGCCTATGAAGCGGACCAAGGTGTGTTGACGACAAGGAGCGGTGATGATCAGCAGTTCATCATACATAAAACCATAGACTGGATGGGATGCACCCCTGACGGTTATGTATTTGACAACAGGATTATCGAGGTTAAGTGCCCGTGGTACAAAATGTACGACCAAATTCCGGAATACTACATGGCGCAAATGCAGGGTCAGATGATGATTACTGACACGAGTGAGTGTGACTTTGTTGTATGGTACCTAGAAGACAAGGATGAGATGGACCTAACTAAAGCTGAGTTAGCAATTTGGCGCGTGCAGAAAAGCACCAAATATTGCAAAGAAATGCTGGCGCTGCTCGACGAGTTCTGGCAAAGCGTTCAGGAAGATGTTGAACCAAAAAAGCGCAAAAAACCTGTCCTCCCGACAGTGACGTGCGATTTATTATTTTAGGAGATGACGAAAATGAAAATATTAATAACAGTATTGGCAGTAACTTTTAGTATGGGTGCGAGCTCTGAGACTTACCTTGAGTCACAGGATGGAAAGTATTTGGGCCAGTTAGGTGGCAGCAAATACGATCAAAACTCAACAAGCAATCCTTACGGCCGGTATGGCAGCAAGTACAGCCCTGACAGCATAAACAATCCTTACGGCCGGTATGGCAGCAAGTACAGTAACGAGTCGCCAAACAATCCATATGCGACTCAGCAGCCCCGAATTATCAACCGATAAACAATTACATCATAGGAGAACAAAATGAGTATAGGAATAAGCATGAGCATTAATGTAAGCGAGATTGACAAGGCGCGCTTGCATCAAGGCAGAAAAGGCAAATACTTGGATATTACCTGCTTCATCAACGACGAGCTAGACCAATACGGTAACCGTGGCATGGTCACTCAGTCTGTTAGTCAGGATGAGCGGGCAGCAGGTGTTCGCGGGAATATACTGGGTAATGTATCAGTATTCACAGGTACTGATGTCAAGTACATTCCAAAAGGCGCACCGGCGAAGCCAGTCAACCCAGCACCGGAACTGGAAGACGATATATTTTAAACGGTCAGGGGTACTTTTAAACGGCCCATGCTGAGTCGTTAAAAAAGCAATTATGATTAGAGCCTTGGCCGGTGTCTTTATTCTCTTTAATAATTGTAAAAAGCAGAAACCCATGGAGGCGCAATACACGAATTGGGGTGTGTTGCGCCTTTTATGCATATAAACTTGCATAATGTAAATCGTTGCTTTATAATATATACATAAATTAAATAAACCAACGGAGAACGACATGGGTCAAGTAGTTATCGAAAAACAAATAGAGCTTCCAATAGATGGATCGCAGTCTGAATTAGTTAGGCGCACCATTGACCTAATAAAAGACACAAAACGCGAGGGCCTGTACCGTACAACAACAACACAATATTATTCTGACGGCACCCAGCGCTCATGGTCTGAGCAGTACGGAAAAAAATGGCAGGATGATATTAAAAAGCAGTTCGGTATTAAATAACCTAACGGCCCCCTCGGGGGCCAATTCAACGGAGAAATAAAATGCACATCGATTCATTGCTAAAGAACCTACTTCAACTTATAGCGCATCACAACAGATTGGTCAAAGAGGAGTATCATGTTGCTGATGATGACGAAGATAGTATCGGAGCTTTTTTTGAGTGGTTTGACAATGCGGCAGAATACCCGGATGAGCGTTACGAGTCGCGCTTTGTTGAGATTCAAGCCCACCAGACAAAGTCAGGTCGTGCTGAGATATTAGAACACTTCTTGAGTGATGCGGAGATTATCGAGCTTTGCAACGATCAGGAATATTGGGACGCTGAGGAAAAAGCAATGATGTTAAGCGATCAACTGTTCTACTAGATAAACAACGGGCAAGGATGCCCATCAATCAACCGGAGAATAAAAATGAAAATTAAAAACGTTACGCACGACAAAGTTAAGGCTGAATTGTTGGCTGGTAGCTCTGTGGACCATGGGTTTGGTGGTGAGTATGACTTTAATGATGTCGTTGAGTTGGCAGATATTACCGACACCTTAAGACTCATAGCCTCTAAAAGACTATCTCGCGATGAGTTGGCGGATGCTGCTGAAGAGATTAAGTACCTTCTTTCATCAGCACTTTTGGATGCTGCAAACGACTTGGTCATCAGCTGGGATGAATAACAATACTCATTTGCGGGAAAAGGTGGTCAAGCAGGCCAAGCAGATCGATAAGTTAGATCGTGATGTAGCAGAGCTTAGGGCTCTAGTTGACAAGCTTATGAGCGATGACTTCCAAGCCTACTTAGACAAAGCCATCAGTGACGGTATAGCCAACTACGAAATTAAGGAGTTAATGGACAATGAATAAGTTATTAGCCTTTGCTATCTTGCTTGGTTGCGTGTTAGCGCTAAACAGCATCCCTCCAGAGCCTTTAACTGGCGACACCTACCCAACCACACGTTATGAGAAATGCATGGTCTTATACGGCGATACAGAGAGCGAGAAGCTTTGTGACGAGGAGAGGGATTAGAACACCTCCTCGTCACCATACATTCCGTAGTCGAGCAAGCCTATACCTCCTAAAGAGAACGCAACATCTCTGAACAGTTTCATTTTAGCTGCTCTCTCAGCCTCGTCTGCGTATGTCTCTATGCGGTTTATACCTCTACGCCCCAATATATCCAAGGTGTCTTGAGATGCGTTTGATGGCACTAGAGCACCTGAAAACTCCTCAATACCTACAGCCCGCTGAGGTTTCCCCTCAAAGTAAGCTGACGGAGCATTCCGCAGTCTCTCGTTAAAGTCATTTAGCAGCCCCAGCTTCTCCGCTGGCAAGTTTGGGAGTATGTCACTTATACGCTCATTACCCAATGCTAAGTCAACCATAAAATCATCAAGAGGCGCAGAAAACTCATCAGTTTTGTATGGGGATAGCTGGTCCATTACATCGTTATACTCACGGAGGAACACCTCCTTGATATCCTTCATTTCATCTGAGCTGGTTAGCAACCCCTCCGCCTTCTTCATTTCCTTCATGTTCTTAAATCTCG